TCCAGAGCATCAAATTCAATGAAAGCTACTGAGGTTGAGCAGAATTTCCTACTTGGACTTCTTCTTGATGCCAATAAGATTAAAATCGGTTCCGCTATCAGAAAGCTGAAACAACTGCATAGGCTGAAAGCAATAGAATCACCAACCAGCGAGAGAGCATTACGCAGATGGGTAGAAAGTTGGAAAGATGAGCATATTCAGCAATGGGAACTCCTCCGTAGAGGTAAGAAGTACTCCAAAGACCATTGTATAATGAGCCTATTACGTGAAGAAGCTCTTGAGGTTGGTGATGTCTGGGTAGCAGATGGTCATAAACTGGCATTTGATATAATTGATCCGGTTTCAGGTAAGCCGAAACGGATGATGTTTATTCTGTTCTTTGATTGGGCATCACGATATCCTGTAGGAGCATCCATTGCCAATACGGAAGATTCGGATCATATACTTTTAGCCCTAAGAAATGGTATCATTCACTGGGGCGGCAGACCAAAATTTGTATATTTAGATAACGGCAAAGCATTCAGGGCAAACCTATTTCATGAGAAATGGGAAAACCACGATCTGGAAAAAGAGCTGTGCGGAGTTTTCCCAAGATTGGATATAGGAGTTGAATACGCCAAAGCCTATAATGCCAGAGCTAAAGTAGTAGAGAGATTCTTTAGGACATTTCAAGAAGATTTTGAGAGATATATGGCTACTTTCAGAGGGGCAAACATAGCAGACCAGCCAGCCTTTTTAATGCGTAACGAGGATTGGATAAGATCACTCAGAAAAAGAGAACCGCTTACACTTACACAAGCAAAGCAGCTCATGGCAGTTTACTTACAAGAGTTTTATGGGAAAACTCCACATGGTGGGTTGGCAGGTAAAACTCCTATAGATGTATTCAAAAAAGATCCTGTTCCGGAAGACCGCAGAATTGAGCCATGCGAACTTAACTTTATGATGCTAAAAGTAGATCAGCGAACCGTAAAGGCAAACGGGGTCCAGCTTGCCAATATCCTCTTCTACCATGACTACTTGATGAACTACGTAGGCAAGAAAGTTTATCTTAGATATGATCTGATGGATTTAAGATCCATTTTAGTTTATGATGAGAATGAGAAGCTTATTTGTCAGGCAATGGCTCGAAAATCTACACATCCCTTTGTTAAGCTGGCTGAGGATAAACCATTGGCTCGTAAGACTTGGAAAAAGCAATTGGCGCATCAGCGCAAACTTGAAAAAACACTACAGGAAAGCTCTGCTGAAATACGCAAGCAGGTTGAAGAAGCTACATCAGAGTTTGTTCTACCTCACATTGAGATTAGTAAGTCGATGTTTAATGATACCAGTCTGCTGACTCACGAACCAACCGTAAATCCCAGCTCCGAGTTGGATCAAATAGCAGAGAGAACAGCCGGTAATCTGACCAGCGCAGAACCAATCATCAAAACCACTGAAGAAGAAGGATTGGAGAACTTAGATAAAATGCTTAAGAAAATAGGAATAGAATAGGAGATCATTATGCGAGAGTATTCACTTGCCCGTACCAGTAATGTTAAGAAAGCAGAAGAATTATTTACCTATCTGCAAAAACGACCTAAAACGGAAATGGTCGGTCTGGGTCTTATCTACGGACCTCCCGGTCTGGGGAAAAGCAGATTCGCCAGACAGACATCAATTCAAAACGATTACATATACTTCCGGCTGGAAGCTACTATGACTTCCAAATCTTTTGCCACTAAACTGCTGGAGAGGATTCATCAGCACTTTGGTATGCAGTCGCTTAAGATAAGAGGAACCGGTAGCGAGATTTTTACCAGAATAACTGAAATCTTAGAAAACTACAATGATATCGTGATAGTAATTGATGAGATCGATTATGCTTTCAAATCTCAGAAGATATTAGGTAGTATCCGAGATATAGTTGATGAAACACTGACGACCATAGTACTGGTAGGCATGACCGATGCCAAAAGCAAACTGCTGGCATTAGACAGTCACTATTTTGACCGCTGTAACTTCTTCTGCGAATTCAAACCCATGACTAAAGATGATATCAAACTTCTTTGTGGTGAGATCTGCGATGTAAAACTTACCGATTCGCTAGTGCAGTATTTATCTGTGAAGACCAAAGGCAATATCAGAATGCTGGTTAAGTCCTTATACTCCATCGAAGAGATAGCCAAGCGGAACAACCTTACCACTATATCGCCCGAACACATGACAATGAGGAGTTAAGATGAGACTATCCCAAACCAAGAAAGTAAAGAACTTTGTTGATTTCTATGGCAAACCTTTCACCATTGATAATGTAACCGGAGAGACGGGTCTGACGCATATCCAGGCTCGCAAAGTAGTAGCTAAACTGATGCATCTGGGTATGGTTAAGATTGTAGCTACGGAAGGTAAACGTAAAATCTATCTTAAGAACAAGAACTACGTAGAGAAAAATCCCATGAATAATTATGGTTATGAGATTGATTTTATCAAAGAGATGTCACGTCTTATCAAAACAGGCAACTATCACAGCCAGAGACAATTGGAAATGAAAATCGATGCGGAGAGAGGGAAGATATCACGCTATCTGGTAGCTATGGCTTCTATTGGCATGATTACTATCGAAAATGACTTTTACAAATTTAAGGCTGAGAAAGACTACCTGCTGGTCGGAAGCAAGGTAGATAAAGAAGTATTAATCAAATTCCGAGAAAAAAACAGAGAAGAAAGAGAGGAGAACATGGCAAAACAAAAGGTTTTAAAAGATGCATCAGGTCGAGAGTATTCTGCAAAGATTCTCGATCCTCAGATTGTAAAGAGGGATTCGCTTGTAAGCAGGGTAATTGGTAGAGCAGAACGTCTGCATGATAAGATCACTTATGAGAAAGAGAAAATGGCAACGGATATCGAAAAGTATCTGCAGAAGACAGCAGAGCAGTATGGAGAGAACTGGAAAGGCAATGCGGAACTGGTTTCCTTTGACGGCAAATTCAAAGTTGAAGTCCGTAACCGAGAGAGAATTGATTTTGATGAGAAACTGCAGGTAGCCAAGCAGAAGATCGATGATTGTCTCAAACGCTGGACTGAAGATTCCAATGTAAACCTGCAGGCTGTAATCAACGAAGCCTTCCAAGTAGATAAGAAAGGGGAGATAGCTAAACACAGAATCCTCGCCCTGCGTAAGTACAACATCAAAGATAAAAACTGGAAGCAGGCCATGGATATCATCGATGAAGCGATTCAGGTAACTTCCACTAAGCAGTATATAGCATTCTACAAACGCAAATCGACAAACGGTCCTTTTGAGCTTATCTCATTGAATTTCAGTGCGATATAAACTGGACAACAGATAATGATTAACTCCGAGAATCCGGAGTGTTTCTCTTTGCGTTCAAGTTTTTTATTTATCACTGGCATACGTGGGCATCGCTGTTTGACGCTGATGCCCTCTTGCTTTAGATGAATACAGGAGATAAAAGAAGATGCAGGTATTTAACGAACAAAGATGCTACACACCACTGAGAGTGTCCGAAATACTCTCTGTTGATATCAGTACAGTCTATAGACTGATCAGAGACATAGATGATCCGCTTCCGGCATTCCGGCTCAAGAATAATGGTCAACTACGAGTGCATGGCAAGGATCTGAACAAATATTTTGAGGATCACAAGGTAGATCCCTTAAACGAATAATGATAACACCCAGACAGGCTGAGTATGCTTCGAGACTGAGGCGCAACATTGTCATCTTCGCAAAAAATGATCTCCGGATGACAATCGAACAGCTTCATGAACAGATGCAGAATCTCGGTTATGGAACTTCCCTGAGAAAACTCAGCCTGTCATCCCTAATAAACCTCAATACTGCACTACATGGTAAAACTCCCAAAATATACGAAATCCTCGATGCTCAGGGCAAAAAAATCTGGGCATTATATAAAATGTCGGAATGGAGCAAAGACAATCTGTATGGCTTCATTGCACAGCATTTTGGTAAATCCGGCATAAAATATCTGACTAAGCAAGAAAAAGGTGCATTGATCAAAATCTTGGAAAACTATGAACAGCCGAGAATATAAGATTAAAAGAGACTCTGCTAAGAAACTCTACCTTAAAGGTGAAACCGATATTTCAACACTAGCTCGTATCTATGGTGTTGCTGATAAAACAATCCGCAATTGGAAAAAGAGTGGCGATTGGGATGCGGAACTGGATGAGATAGCCAACTTAGAGGATGAGATTCGAGTTGCTGTGAAAAGGGCTTTAGTAAAAGCTTTAAAAGAGTACTCCAGAGCTCCACAGGATACAGCACTTCAATCGTTGGTTTCGCTGTTGCGTCAATACTCTAAGAATATCGAGCCGACCAGAGATTTCATTGAGTACATGAAGAAGTTTCTGGATTGGCTAATTGATTTTTACTTAGCTCGTAACGATGAGCAAACCGCTATGGCTATCCAACGAGAGATATTAGGTGCTTCCGGTATTGTCGAATACTTTAGGATGCGGGCAATCAGTGGTTAAGCTTACACAGGCAGATTATAAGAACTTTTCCCAGATAGCCGAAAAGACTGCAAATGTAAAACCTTTTCTCAATGACAGTCCTGCCAAGAAATCAAGAAGAACAAGTAAGGCTACCGGAGATAACTGGCAGGCATTCTCCTTTTTCTGCACTAGCTACTTTCCTCATATCTTCCAGCTTCCTTTCTCAGCTGATCATAAGGAAATGTTCGAGACAGCCGAGTTATATAATGGCATTACTTCCATTACCGGCTATCGTGGTCTGGGTAAAACAGTGCTTATGGGGGTTGTCTATCCCATCTGGAAGATTATTAAAGGAGAGAGATATGTGATCCATACTGCAGCAGATATTGAAATGGCAGAGGAAAGAACAGCTTTTACCTACAACGAACTGATCAACAATAAAAGGCTGCAATGTGATTTTGAAAGCTTGATCCCTGTCGATAAGGATGAAACAGATTTCTATCTACAGAACCGTAGTAGAATCAGAGCCAGAGGAATAAAGCAGTCTTTCAGAGGGTCCATCAATCCCAGAACGTCTACTCGACCCGGTCTTGTTATCTGTGATGATATCGATAAAGAAGAGAACATCGGTAATCAATCAATAGGTAGAAAGAAAATGGATAAGATAGTGCAAGAGATAGGGGGAAGCTTAGATCCTAAAGGCAATGGCAAGATTCTCTGGCTGGGTAACCTTGTTCACCCTAATTATGCTATCTGCCAATTCCAGAAGAGTATCATCGATGAGGTTAAATCCAACAAAAAGGTGTTTAATCCTGATAAGATACAGCATCTTTTTACTGATGGCAGGAGACTACTGAGATTTCCGGTTGAGCTGAAGAACGGCAAATCAGCATGGGAAGACCAGTATCCAACCAGTGAGCTTCCTAAGCTGAAGCAGAAGTTTGGTCTGACCGGTTATCAGAGAGAGTTCTTGGGAAAACCTGTCATTGAGGGTAATCTATTCAAGTATCATTGGTTTACAAAATACTCAAGAATGCCCAAGAGCTTTAAAAAGGTATGGATATATGCTGATCCAGCTTGGGGAGAAAAAGGCTGCTACAAAGCAATAATCTCAATCGGTTACGATGGCAATCGTTTCTACCTTATTCATGTCTGGATCAGGCAGACTGAGAACAGCAAGTTCTTCAGCTACTATTACGATGCTTATTCAGAGCTATCAAATAGATTCGGAATCCACTTTCGAGCAGCAATGGAAACTAACTTCGGTCAGCACAGAATCCTTTCTGATTTCGATCGTTGGTGCAGGGAGAATAACCAAAACCCCATCTCTCATCGTATAAAGAGAATCAATAACGATAAGAACAAAGGACTCAGAATAGAAAGAACAGATACTGTTATTGAAACCGGAAAAGTCCTGTTTCCGGATGGACAGGATACTCCTACTCTAATCAATCAGTTTCTTACTTATCCAGATGGTTATGTAGACGGTCCGGATGCTCTTGCCGGATGTCTGGAGAGATTTCCAGAATACGATGTTGGCAAGAATCGGGTCAGAGTAAGGAGCTTTTCCTTTTGAGCTACTATGATCAGTTGATGTATAAGTACTACCGCATTCTCAATAATGCATGGAGAAAGGAAGTAAAAGACTCCGCAAGGCAAGCAATTCAGATGCTGTCCGATTTACCAAAAGCTGAGAGGCTCAGATTAAGCCATATTGACGACATTATGGAGATCATCCACTCCAACCTCAGTGAAGATTTTTCGTCGCTTGTACGGCAGGATACGAAGGCTTTTGTGCGATATTCTCTGCGGTTGGGTATCAATGATGCTAAGAAGCAGGTTCCGCATAACACTTCCATTGGCTTATATGGAATTAAAGAGAGGAAACTGGAATCTCTAATTGTTAAGCAGAATCTCTTTTGGATAGGTAATAAATACGGAACTGACATAGAAACCGGTTTCAAAAAGACTCTCAAAGAAGCATTATCTTCCGGATATACAAAAGAGATGCTGACGGATAAGCTCAAAGAGCAGTTTCAGCACCTTGGTGAGAAATCGGCTCATTACTGGCAAGGATTGGCTGAACATACTGCTCTTAGGGTGAGAGAGTTTGGCAGATTGGAAGGTTATAGAAAGGCCGGAGCTAAAGGATATCGATTAGTGGTTATTCTCGATGACCGGACATCTGCGATCTGCCAAGCTCTTGCTGCAGAAGATAAGGTTTATCCTTTGGATGATGCAATAGATAAAATGGAGATGCTTATGAATATTGATACTCAAAAGCATTCATTGGAATCAGTTCGAGAGATGACGAAAGAGATAGCACCTTGGGTTTCAGAAAATCAGGTAGAATATAATCCGTATGGGAAAGCAATAGGTATATCCGGAAACCATACCCCGTTTCCACCGTTTCATTGGAAGTGTAGAACGACTACGGAGATTGTGTATTAATTCTTTTTACATACAGCTTTTTTTCGATCTTGATAACTGTGATAAGGGTCAAACCATAGTAATGACATTACGTTCCCATCAGGAAGGCAATAAATTCTTGTTGTTGCGTCAACGTGAAATGAATGAACCCTGTCGTAATCATTTAACTCTCTTTTTTCTAATTCGTCCTGTGCAAGTTTATTCAATTCATAGGTTTTAATAGGGTGATTGCTTCCAAACTGGACTTCTGATAATTTCATTGTTTCGTAATCACGAAACTTATTTAGTAGCTTTACATTTTTATGTAACTGTAAAGCTTCATTCCAGTTCCATAGGGATTCTTCATTGATGTCTATTGTTTTAAAACGCCAGCAAAGGCATTTGCTCATGAAAGTATCAGGATTCTCTTTACTTAAAGGCTTTTTTTCAGGAGATAAGACTTTATTGTGTTTAGGTCTCTTGTTATTATTTTTTCCCATATGTCTAAGTTTACAGGCTACTATAGTAAGATGCCATATCTTCTAATGCAATGATTCTATTGGATCTAATTCCATCTTGTAGACCATCTCTGGTATTTTTCCAAGGATCTTCCATATGAGATAGAGTGATAAGCCATTGTGCTGATTTATCTCCATAATGTTCAATAACTGCATCAATAGTTTCTATTTGAACTTCATTGAGTTTTTTATAGTTTCCTATAAGTAAATGATTTTCATTAACTGTAAACAATCCCTTTAATTGGAAGAATAATTCTCCCACAACAGGTCCATTAGCCCAAGCTTTAATTGATTCTGGAAATAATGGTTTTTCATCCCATACAAGCGACCATGCTTGGCAGTAATAAACCAACTTCTGTAATTTCATTGTTGAAACATCACCGAGTTTGTGTAAAATATATGATGCTACATCATAGACATTTACAGTAACAGCTGTATTCTCTTCAGTATTTAGCGTATCGGTCATCCCATCGGATTCTTGTCTGTCAGGATCCTCATTTAGTAGAAAGGATTCAATGCTGTCACTTCTATTATTCTCTCGTTGTTCTTCGACTATGTTGATATCCCTGTCAGTCTCAATTGATGGCATTTCCTCACTGGACTGAGTGCCAGTATCATAATCTTTTTTAGGCATTATACTTCTCCATCAGACACTTTAAATACTCTATGCATTTATCATATTTCTGATTAAAAATCCCAGATACAAGAATTTCTTTGGCTTTTGCAGTATTCTCTGCTTGATAGGAAAAATTGAAATCAAATTCTGTCGAAGTGGGATTTCTATTTACGGAAATTCTGACTTTATGATCTGTTTCTTTGATCATCAAAATCTCATTGGCTTGAAATAGGTTTGGTAGTTCATAAAAAGCAGAAGCTTTATTAAAAGGTGTATCTGTATCTTCTACTAACACAAAATTGATCCCTAAATATCTCAAGGGAGTATGCTGCAAAGTTGACAAAATAGCATTTGCGGAATCAATTAGTTTCTGGTAGTAGTCATCTTGGTTATTTTTTAATAGAAAGCATAGTCTTTCTTCGGATACTTCCAGTTTAAAATGAGGTAAATCAAAAACACGATGTATCACTGAATTACCTTGAATCAATACGTTAGCATTAACTGTTTTCGGTAATTCTCCATCAAAAATACTATTATTGAGCCACTGAGCAGTAAATAATAACGAGTTCCATGAGCCTAAAAGTACTAGATTTCGAACGTTATCCCTTGGTTTCATTTTCTCTCCTTTAACCGCCAAATAAATTAGATAGTCATAAATAGTCAATTTGTTTCTTGAACTAATACGCTGATAAATGCTGATAATGAATATTCCTTGGCTTCATCAGTTTTTAAGAATCACTCTGTTAAAACAATCAATAGGATGTGCTGTTGTCTTTGCTCTATCTCCCTAACCTAATGCATAGCATTAAGAGCATATAGACAAATGCCATTTAATGGACACTCTTTGCATTTAGGTTTACCTTGACAAAGTCTATGTCCCACCCAACAATCTGAGCATGATAATCTTTAACAGCTTTACACCTTTAAAGTGTTCTTCGCCTTCTTCTCCTTGCTCCATTTTTAAGAATACAGGCTCATGATCTTTTCTACATTTCACTACATCGTAATTTTTCTCCCATGTAATTCCTGCCGGTTGTATAAATCTGGAGTGTTTCAGCAGAATTCTCTTGATAACATTACCCATGCTGATAAAGTATCCGTGAGTCGAATTATGGGGGAAGAAAATGGATATTAGTGAAGTGAACATTAACGTAAGTAACTATGAATCAGTGATTAAGGAGATAAGTCCATGTCAAAGCTCCATTGTAGTCTCAACTCCATTCCAGATTGACTGCTTAAGTAAGCCATATTCGTTTAGTGTTGATGATGAGAATAAATATGAATACATCAACAGAGTATTGATTAGCTTATCAGATAGGTTAAAAGATGGGGGTGTTTTATTTATTTATGGTATCCCACAAGAGTTACCGTATTATGCACATTGGCTCGATAAAAACAGTGTCA